TTATCACAAGTTTTGTAGATGCTTTATCTATTTGTGATCACAGCCTGAAAATATTTAGCATTAAACGAAATTCCAAGAGAATAGTTTAACGTTAAACTAAATGTCATTACCGATTGTTTAACTTTAAACTAATTTTTTACTAGATAGTTTAACATTGAACTATACAACCTATAGTAGATCGAGCCGAGTGTCAATACAACCTGTAGTACGGACGGTGGGCGTGGGCCACCCGGGGGGTGTGCGCTATATGTATATGCCCAATGACAGCGGGGGGTACTTACAGTCTGTTAACCACTTTAGGATTTTAGTGGTTTACACTCTTACTTAGGTAACATACTTGTAACGTTTGTAACACTTTGTGATTGAAATGAGTACAACTTAGGGGTTGACAGAAGGGCGGGTATAGCTTATAATTAATACTGTTAGTATATACCAATAGCAGTACTAACAGAACTACCTAATAGCTATACTGTTAGCTTACACTAGTAGTCTTATTACTTCTAATACTTATAATACTTATAGAACTACTAGTAACTACTAACAGTATGTACTGTTAGCCTTCTTATCTCTTCTTACATCAATAGTAAAATAATAATTTTAGTCTTTGCATTTAGACTTGACAGAAGAGTTCCCTTCAATACAACTAGTGGTGCATTGGTTCATAAATGTCTAATCGAGTTAAGTACTACCAATCTGACAAAGTAATAGAAGAGTTCTATCAAGCTTTAGCTAACGGTAGTGAAAGAGTACTACGAAGAGTACACATCCCTCACAGTTCAGTCTTTTATGCCAGAGAGGCATACTATCAGCATTCTGGTGAGTGGGTAAGTTTAGATAGAATGGAAAGAGCTATGTACCTAGAGGGAATGCTCGATAGGTATAACGTACTAGATCCAGATAGGAAAAGAGAATGGGAGAAAGAGCACAGACAATCTTAGACCAGTGGCAGATACTGCCAAGGTTGATGATGTTAGTAGTGACCATACTGACCTACAAGTCAGTCTTTTGGTTTATGGCTCTTGAGGAACCATCAAATGCACAAGCTGGGTTAGTATCAGTTTGTATGGGTGCTCTTACAGGTTGCTTCGGCATTTGGGTCAACGGTGAGAGTAAAACGAATTATGTCAGTAAGCCTAAAGACGATAGGTAGTCTATGCCTGATCCTATTATTATCTAGTTGTGGATTGACTGGGCTGCCATTCTTTGGTGGCGGTGGTGGACCACAAGTTAATTCTAATGCTCAGATAGGCAAAGAGAATAAACAAGCAGTAGTTACCTACGAAGAAGAGAAAACGAATAACGCTGGTAGAGATGTTATTACGACTGAGGTTCTAAAGGAAGTAGAGACTGGCACAGTAGAAGACCTACGGATATCCAATACAAATATACCTGTCTGGGTTATGTTATTGTTGATACTAGGTTGGCTGCTACCGACACCTACACAGATAGGTTTAGGTTTATACAATCTAATCTCTCTACCATTTAAAAAAGGGAAAGATGATCGTGGCATTTAAACTAAGTAGTAGATCTTTAGGTAAGCTAGAGGGTGTACATCCTGACATGGTAGCAACTGTTAAGAGAGCTATCGAGTTGACTAAGGTGGACTTCGGAGTGACTTATGGAGTCAGAACCTTAGCAGAGCAAGAGAAGTTATACGCTTCTGGTAGATCTCAGACTATGAAGTCTAAGCACTTGATTCAGGACTCAGGGTATAGCCACGCTGTAGACCTCGTAGCTTATGATGGTTCGGATGTGGTCTGGGAGTTGAATGTCTATGATGATATAGCTGATGCAATGGCAGAGGCAGCCAACGAGGTGGGTTGTGCTATCAAGTGGGGTGCTGCTTGGTCAGTAGGAGACATCACTCGTTATGTAGGTACTATGGAAGATGCCATGAACGAGTACATTGATCTGCGGAGATCCCAAGGGCGTAGACCTTTCATTGATGGGCCGCATTTCGAACTGATGGTATGATTTGGCGGTATAAGTTTTAAGTACAAGATTTATAGATAGACTGGTGGGGGTAAACAGAGAACCGTCCTTGTTCCCCTCACAGATTGGATAGCATGGCAGTACCAGCACGAGTAAAAGCAGTAATGGAAAGGGAAGGACTCTCAGGTGTTAATAAACCTAAGAGAACCCCTAAGCATCCTACTAAGTCTCATGTTGTTATGGCCTCTGAAGGTGGTAGGTACAAGCTTATCCGTTTCGGACAGCAAGGCGTTAAGACCAATCAGACTGCAGGGCAGAGAGAAGCCTTTAAGTCTAGACACTCTAAGAACATCAAGAAGGGTAAACTATCTGCTGCTTATTGGGCTGATAAGGTTAAGTGGAGTCCCTCTAAAACTAAATCAAGCTCTAAGAAGTGGGTAAAAGGATCATGATGAAAGTAGGCTTAATGCTAGGGGCTACACCAGAAGTAGACCCAAAGAATAAGAAACGTGCAGAAGAGTACTGGATGTACGGTAAGTCTGCAGAAGAGTTAGCGAAGGCTTGGGACAAGGAAGTCGAATACGCTGAACTCAAGAAGTGTGGCAATTGCGATTACTTCGATAACAGAGCTAGAACCCTAAAAGCTCTAAATGGTGAATCAGGGATGGGTGCCTGTATTAAGTTCAAGTTTATGTGTTCTCAAGATGCTTCCTGCCAAGCATGGGAATGTAAAGATATGGGCTTGGAAGAAGACATGTAATGTGGATCGGGATCTTATTAGTTTGCTTTGATCCTATGGCTCTGTCCTGTAAGATCATAGCTAAACCTGAACCCTTCTACACTGAGGAAGCTTGTCTAGAAGAAGCAGGGCAAGTAGCCACTACAATAAGACAAGGCGGTGCCTATGCGACTCCCCACTGCCACAAAGTTGAAGGTGATAGTGCATAATGCCAGTCTACAAAGTAAAAGGTGGTTATCGTTGGGGTAAGACTGGTAAGGTCTACAAGACTAAGGCCGCTGCTGAAAGACAAGGTAAAGCTATCAGAGCCTCTGGCTACTCCAAAGGTGGAGATACTATTAATGCTGCTGGTAACTACACAAACCCCACTATGCGCCGTAAGCTTGTCCAACAGGTCAAGGCGGGTTCAAAAGGCGGCAAGCCTGGGCAATGGTCAGCGAGAAAAGCACAGATGGTTGCCAAGCAGTACAAAGCAAAAGGCGGGGGCTACACATCATGAAAGCTCCTCAGAAGTCATTAAAGAAATGGACAAAGCAGAAGTGGCGCACAAAGAGTGGCAAGCCTAGTGCTAAGACTGGTGAGAGGTACTTACCTTCTAAGGCTATTGCTTCTCTTAGCGATTCTGAATACGCAGCAACTACAAGAGCAAAGCGAGAAGGCACTAAGGCAGGTAAGCAGTTTGTGGCTCAACCTAAAAAGATCGCAGAAAAAGTAAAACCATTTAGAGCAAACAAAGGAACAGCGGTTATGAAGAAACCAATGAACGCAGGGATGAAAGCCCTCAAGAAAGAAGCACCAGCAGTAGCCAAGAAGATGGGTTACTCAAAAGGTGGTATGAAGAAGATGGGCTATAAAGCAGGCGGCGTAGTACAAGCCAAATGTGGCGCATCTTATAGAGGATAAGAACAATGGCTGCAGGACAAGTATTTAAATTTATCATTAAGGTCGGCAAGCAATTCATGGGGACTAACTCCAAGTCTATTGCTGATAATCTAGTTAAACAAGGTGGTAAGCGAGTACCAAAGAACAAAGTACCTGAGAGTGCAAATGTTAAGAAAGCACCTTCAACACCTAACCCTAGAACTTCTAAGGGTACTTACACACGCCCACAGCCGCCAGCAGCACGTCCTAAGACAACTGCACCAGCTAAACCTAAGGCACCAGCTAAGGCACCGTCTAAGCCTAGTACTCAGACGACTGCTCCTGCTAGACCTAAACCTAAGACTAAAGCACCTGCTATGCCTACTTCAGGTTCTCGTTACACAGGTGGTCGTGGTAAAGGTAGAGGCAAGCCACCACTAATGCCTAAGAACATGGTACGTGAGCGTCCTAATATGCCTCCTAAACCATTAACAAACAGACCAGGCTTACTACGTGACTCAGTACGTCCAGAGGCTCCAGAGATTGATAAGGATTCAATCAGAGATACAACTAAGCGTGGACCATCAACACGTACTTCCCCTAAGGCTCCTAAGAAGCAGCAGGGACCAAGTAAACGTGGTAAGCCAGCGAAGCGTCCTGCAGCAGGTCCAGTAACCAACGAATCTTTTGGTAAGGCATTCGCTAGAAACCGTAAGGCTGGTAATGCTACCTTCACTTGGAAAGGTAACAAGTACACGACTCGATACAAAGAAGAGTCTATTACTCAACACAAGAAGAAGTTCGGAGTGGAAGGTAAATACTAATGTACAGATTCGAAGGTGAAGATAAGATAGTCAACTCCAGAGGAGATGTGATGGCTCAGAAGATCCACGGTCAGTGGGATACTAAAGAGCAATCCATCTTGGACTGGCTATCTGAAAACACTGAGAAGGTACGGGCAAGAAACTCTAAGGGTCATTACGTAAAGGATGACCCTACTACCCCTGAGAATGAAGCTTGGACCACTAAAGTCAAAAAGAAGATTACTCCTAAGAAAAAGAAAACCTAGGTATGACCCTACAGTCTAAAGGCAAACCAGCACGTAGACGTTCTGTATACGGACACAATAGTGGTACTACCGTAGAAGACGTGTATACATGCCCCGCTAATTGCGTAGCTGAAGTTACCTATATTCTTGTAGCTAATGGCGGTGGTGCAACTAACAGTGTTACTGTTCAGTGGTATATAGCTGCAGATGCTTATACTTCACATTTCCTAAATGATAAGAGTTTAGCTGGTGACGGCTATCATGAGTTTGCTGATATTGATCTTGTCTTACAGGCAGGAGATAAAATACAGGTGCAGCCTACAGCGGCTGGACATATTGATTCTATTGTGACAGTAACGGAAACTTTTCTACCTGTTGGCTAATAGCATAACGGGGTTGCAATATTAGCAGTAGTATGATATAACTATATGTGTAAAACTAGTCTCCAGTTGGTATCCTAGCCAACATGCACAATATCAAACTGGAGATTAAGATTATGCTTAAATGGTTAAAAAGAGTTTTAGTACGTTTGCAAGAGTCACGTCAGGCAGAAGCAGACCGTAGAATTGCAATGATGCAACTACGCCGTTTCTCTGACAGAGAGCTAAGTGACCTTGGTATCGGACGTGGTCAGATAAGAGATGTAGTTTATAATGGCAAGACAGCTTACTGAAAAACAACAGAAGTTCTTAGAGGTTTTGTTTGATGAAGCCAGAGGAGATCCTGTTAAAGCTAAGAAGCTTGCAGGATACTCTGACGGCGTGGCTACCAAGCAAGTCGTTGAGCCTATTCAAGACGAGATCGTAGAACTAACTAAAAGATTTATTGCTCAGTCTTCCACCAAGGCTGCGTATACTATGTTCAGTGTGATGGCTGATCCAACAGACTTAGGTGTCAAAGAAAAGATGATGGCAGCTAAGGACATCTTGGATCGAGCAGGTTTCACTAAAACAGAAAAGGTAGAGGTCAAAGCTTCAGAGCCTCTATTCATTTTACCTTCTAAAGATGCCGAAGACTAAAACCTACAGAGCGTCAGAAGCTAAACACCCAGCAAAGGTAGACTGGTCAGTACCACTTAGAGGAGAAAACGGAGAGTGGTATCCCATTATCAGAGTTGGAAGACACGTACCGTTTGGATACCTTCAGGACAAAGAAGATCCTGATCTACTCATACCCATCCCAGAAGAATTAGAACTTTTAGAAAAAGCAAAACTATTCCTACAAGAGTACAGCTTAAGGCAAGTCGCTAAATGGTTGTCTAAAGAATCAGGTAGGTATATATCACATGTAGGGTTAGACAAACGTGTCAGGATCGAAGAAAAGCGTAGACGGGCCTCGTCCAACTACCGCCAGTATGCCCGGAAATATAAAGAAGCGGCAAGGAAAGCGGAGAAGATCGAAAAAGAAAGACTTGGTGGTAGAGCTACCAAGAGAATCTTTGGAGACAACTGGTCAGACACCAGCGACTCCGAAACCAGCGGAGATTGATGTTGAACAAGCTCAGAGAGAAATTATCTTTGAGCCTAACCCTGGTCCACAAACAACGTTCCTAGCAGCGACAGAACAAGAGGTTCTATATGGTGGGGCAGCAGGAGGTGGAAAAAGCTATAGTCTAGTAGCTGATCCTGTTCGATACCTGAACAACCCAAATGCTAGAATGCTTATTGTACGTAGAAGTACAGAAGAACTAAGAGAACTTATATCGGTATCTAAGCAGCTTTACCCAAGAGCAATCCCCGGTATTAAGTTTATGGAACGAGACAAGACGTGGGTAGCTCCTAGTGGTGCAACACTCTGGATGTCTTACCTTGACCGTGACGATGACGTTATGAGGTATCAGGGTCAAGCATTTAACTGGATAGGTTTCGACGAACTTACCCAATGGCCTACAGACTACGCTTGGAACTACATGCGTTCACGTCTACGTTCTACAAAAGCAAGTGGGCTGCCTCTCTACATGAGAGCTACAAGCAACCCCGGTGGCCCCGGACATTACTGGGTTAAGAAAACTTTCATTGACCCTAACAAACCCAATGAGGCATTTTGGGCTACAGACCAAGACGGAGAAGTCATCTGTTGGCCTAAAGGACATAGCAGAGAGGGAGAGCCTCTATTCAAGAGGAAGTTTATCCCTGCGACTTTGTTTGATAATCCTTACCTGTCTGATGACGGGATGTACGAAGCCAACCTTCTATCTCTCCCTGAGCATCAAAGAAGACAACTACTCGAAGGGGATTGGGACATTAACGAGGGAGCGGCTTTCCCTGAGTTTACTCGCAGAGTACACGTGGTAGATCCTTTTGATATTCCTCATAGCTGGCCTAAGTTTAGAGCGTGTGATTATGGTTATGGTTCTTATAGTGCTGTGCTTTGGTTTGCCGTTGCGCCTGATGAACAACTTATCGTATATAGAGAATTGTACGTCAGTAAAGTTTTAGCAACTGATCTCGCAGATATGGTTTTAGAGCTTGAATCTGAAGAGAAAATACGGTATGGTGTACTCGATAGTTCTTTGTGGCATAAGCGTGGAGATACTGGCCCTTCCCTAGCAGAGCAAATGATTGTTAGAGGATGTCGTTGGAGGCCAGCAGATAGATCAAAAGGTTCACGTGTAGCTGGTAAGAACGAACTACATAGAAGACTGCAGATAGATGAGTTCACTGAAGAACCACGTATAGTCTTCTTTAACTCTTGCTATAATACAATAGCACAATTACCTTCACTACCTCTTGATAAGAATAACCCTGAGGATGTTGACACTAAATCTGAAGACCACATCTACGATGCTCTTAGGTACGGGATCATGACAAGACCAAGAAGTAACTTGTTTGATTACAACTCTAGCACACAAAGAACTGGCTTTCAGGCTGCAGACTCAACGTTTGGATACTAAGGAACAACTATGGAAGAAGATGATATTCTAGCTGATGAAGTCTATATGGAAGATGCGGAGGTATCTTACGTAGAAGACACAGAAGAGGATAGTTATGATGATCCTTCGGTTGGTACTATTGTTGGGTACATTAAAGAACGCTATAGTAAAGCTGAGAAAGCTAGGTACGGTGAAGAACAACGTTGGATTCAAGCATATCGTAACTACCGTGGTATCTACGGCCCAGACGTTCAGTTTACTTCAGCAGAGAAGTCTAGAGTATTTGTTAAGGTTACTAAGACAAAAGTTCTAGCAGCCTATGGTCAGATTGTAGAAGTACTGTTTGGAGCTAACAAGTTCCCTATCAGTATTGATCCTACTACTCTACCTGAAGGTGTGGCAGAAGCTGTCCGTCTAGAGACTGAAGACTCTGTTAAGAAGATGAATGAACAGCAGCCAGAGGCTCAAGAGGTTGCTACAATCCAACCAGGTGAAACTCTTATTGACTTCCAAGAGAGACTAGCTGGTCTGAAGACTAAACTTGCTCCTTTCCAAGAAGAACTCAAAGAAGGTGAAGCAGAGTCTCCCTCACAGATTACTTTCCATCCTGCTATGGTGGCAGCTAAGAAGATGGAAAAGAAAATCCATGACCAACTAGAAGAATCAAATGCTCGTAAGGAATTGCGTACTACAGCTTTCGAGACAGCACTGTTTGGCACAGGTATTATGAAGGGTCCATTTGCAGTGGACAAGGAGTACCCTAACTGGTCAGACGATGGTGAGTACTCTCCTATAATTAAGACGATGCCTAAGTGCTCTTCAGTTTCTATTTGGAACTTCTACCCTGATCCTGACGCATCTAACATGGATGACGCAGAGTATGTTATCGAGCGTCACAAGATGTCTCGTACACAGATGAGAGCTTTGAAGAACAGACCTTTCTTCCGTGTTAATGCTATCGACACAGCTATTACTATTGGTGAGTCCTACGCTAAAGAGTGGTGGGAACAAGTAATGGAAGACGATGAGCAAGAGACTAAGTCTGAACGCTTTGAAGTCTTAGAGTTCTGGGGTTACGTAGATACTGACATCCTAAAAGATCAGAACGTAGATATTCCAGAAGACATGGAAGACTTAGACCAAGTGTCAGTCAACATCTGGGTTTGTAATGGTCAGGTGTTACGTCTAGTCCTTAATCCATTTACTCCTTCTTATATTCCTTACTACGCAGTACCTTACGAAGTGAATCCTTACAGCTTCTTTGGTGTTGGTATCGCAGAGAATATGGATGATACCCAAACTTTGATGAATGGCTTCATGCGTATGGCAGTGGACAATGCTGCTTTATCAGGAAACCTTATTATTGAAGTAGATGAAACGAACCTAGTACCAGGTCAGGACATGTCAGTGTACCCCGGTAAAGTCTTCCGTAGACAAGGTGGTGCACCCGGACAAGCTCTCTTTGGCACGAAGTTCCCTAACGTGTCTAATGAGAACATGCAGTTGTTCGACAAGGCAAGAGTACTAGCAGATGAATCCACTGGTTTCCCGTCTTTTGCGCATGGTCAAACTGGCGTTTCAGGTGTGGGTCGGACTGCAAGCGGTATTTCTATGCTTATGTCTGCTGCTAATGGTTCTATTCGTAACGTGGTAAAGAACGTAGATGACTACTTGCTTTCACCTCTTGGTAAAGCTTTCTTTAACTTTAATATGCAGTTCGACTTTGATGATGAGATCAAGGGTGACCTAGAAGTTAAAGCTCAAGGTACTGAGAGCTTAATGGCTAATGAAGTACGTAGTCAACGCTTGATGCAGTTCCTACAGATTACTCAGAACCCACAACTGGCTCCGTTCTCTAAGATGGACTACATCATTCGTGAGATCGCTAAGTCTATGGATCTTGATCCTGATAAGGTTGTCAACTCGATGGCTGATGCCAGACTACAAGCTGAACTACTAAAAGAGTTCCAAGCACAGAACCCTGAAGCTGCACCACAAGAGGGTGTTCAAGCTCCACCATCACCACAGGGCCAAGGAGCGGCACCAGGAGTGCAGGATACCACTGGCGCAGGGGGTGGAAACATCGGAACTGGAACGGCACCTCAGCCAGGAGAACAGGGCTTCTCAGGTAATACTGGTCAACAAGGTGCTGCATGAGCCTAAAGCTAATAGTCAATGATAAGAACTCTTGGGATGCGCTTCTTGAAGAACTAGAGGAACGCATCCAGTTCGCACATAAGCAATTAGAACAACGAACAGAACTAGAAGAACTGTACAGGCTTCAAGGTGAGGTACGTGCTCTTCGTTCTCTTACTCGCTTACGGGATAAAGTAAATGGCTGATAAATTTACAGAAAGAGAAAACTATATTTTACGTAACTCTGTAGATATTGAATGGTTTCTTGAAGCTATAAACAAAAACAATCCTTTACATCCTGAGGAAGGTGCAGCTCATACAGAAAGCTATGAGTTAAATGGACAAAATATTTTAGTACCTAGAGTAAGAATTAAAGATGGTAAGGCGGTGCTAAATAAAGAAAATGCTTTAGAAGAAGCTTTAGAAAAAGGGGATTACATTGTAGTTCCTGAAGGAGAAAACCCAGACCAATATTCTAAAGAGCTAAGTAAACTAATTGGTAAGTTTAGGGGTTTTAATGAGGGTGGCGTGGCTGATAACTTTAAGAGTGATCTAGAGATGGATCGTCAAGAACTCATGGAACAAGGGTTCGATCCTGACTACAATGACAGAGATGATTCACTTACAGGTGAACCTACCTCTCGAACAGATTTAG